CTTGCCGCTGATGGCAAATTGACCAGTGATGTTGTACTCAGGGCTTTGGGAAGAATTGGAAATGAAGGAAGCGAGTTTTTAAAAGAATTACTTGAAAATGATCCAACACAAGTTTTTAAAGATTTCAACAATGCAACTGAAGATTTATCAAGAGCTTTTGGAGATCAATTAAGACCTGTTGTTATGGACGTAACAAAGGTTTTGACAGGATTTATTACAAAGTTAACAGAATTTATAAACTCAGATGCTGGAAAAGCAGTTTTACTTTTAACCACTATTGCTGCAAGTATCAAAGCCATTGCTGTTGTTACTCCTTTGGCTGGAGCTGCTGTCTCTGCATTTGCTATCAAAGTAGGTGCATTAAAAATTGCAGTTCTTGGTTTGTCTGGTGCTTTGGCTGCTAGTGGAATTGGAGCATTTGCTTTGGCTCTTGGATTTGTGGCCACAAAAATAATACAAACTAGAAGAGAGCAAAAAGAATTAAATGACGTAATAGCAAAAGGTGCTGGTGACCAAGTAGCAAAAGCCTTAGAAAAACAAAAGGGTATTTTAGCAGAAATAGATAAAAGATTAATTAATGCTAATGGCAGAACTAAAAAAAGCCTTGAACTTAAAAAGAAAGAAATTGAAGCTGATATTCGAATGCTTGAAGGAAGAAATAAAACTCTTGAATCAGACAAGAAAATTAATGATGCACTTAAAAAAAGAGTTGATACACAAAAAGAAAGCACAGAGGAAATACAAAAACAGCAAGAAGAAACAGACAAACTAAAAGATAAAATGACTGAAGTAGGTGAGGAGATTGAAAGCAGTATAAAAAATAATTTAAGGGACGCTATAACTGGCGCAAAAAGCTTTGGAGAAGCTATGACAGGCGTACTTAACCGCATAAGAGACAAAATCATTGATGCACAACTTGAAAAGCTTGTTGGTGGTTTTGGAGAGGCTTTTGGTGCGGCTGCAAGCGGTGGACAGAGGAAAGGGCTTGGAGGTCTTGTTGGGGGTCTTTTAGGTGGTTTATTTAGGTTTGCAGATGGTGGTAGGCCACCAGTAGGTAAAGCTTCAATCGTGGGAGAAAGAGGGCCTGAGATTTTTGTTCCTAAAGTAGCTGGTACAATAATTCCAAACGATTCGATAGGAGGTGGCGACAAAACTACTAATATTGTTAATGTGTCAGTAGATGCCTCTGGCTCTTCAGTAGCTGGTAACAATTCAGATGCTCAACAATTAGGTGCTGCTATTGCTGGGGCTGTGCAAGCACAATTAATTAAAGAAAAACGCAGTGGAGGTTTATTAGCAAGATAATGGCAAGTTTTCCAAGTTTTACACCGATCTACGGATCTACAAAAACAATAGAAACAAAAGCAAGAGTCGTAAAGTTAGGTGACGGCTATCAGCACCGAACCCTTTTTGGTTTACCGCAAAATCAAAGCCCTATGACTTTAGATTTAACTTTTAGTGTTTCAGAAACTGACGCAGATACAATATTTTCATTTTTAAATGATCGGGACTTAGATCAAGCATCTTTTGATTACACCCCAACAGATGAAACAAGTGCATTGAAATTTATATGTACAAGAAAAAGTAAATCAATACCATATAACAATAGGGCTATAGTTAATGTAACTTTTTTACAAGTTTTTGAACCATAATGGCGATCCCAGTATCTGATTTACAAAAAATCAATCCTAGTTCACATATTGAACTTTTTACTCTTCAACTTGATACCGCACTACATGGTAATAATAATATTTTTAGATTTCATGCTGGCGTAAATGAATTAAATACAGATATTATCTGGCAAGGCGATAATTATTCAAAATTTCCTGTGACAGCAGAGGGCTTTGAATACACAGGGGTGGGCCAAATTCCAAGACCAACTTTCACTGTGAGTAATATTTTGTCAACCATAACCGCTTTAATGGTGCAAGTAAATACAGTTACTGCTGGAAATGACTTAAACGGCAGTAAATTTACAAGAATAATTACACTAGCAAAATTTTTAGATAATGCAAATTTTGTATCTGGTACTAATCCTTTTGGAACACCAAGTTCAGATGAGTTTCCAAGAGAAATTTATTTTATAGACCGCAAGATTACAGAAAATAGAGAAATCGTTTCTTTTGAACTTGTATCTGAAATGGATTTAGTAAATTTAAGATTACCTCGTAGACAAGTTACAAGAAAACTTTTTCCCGCTGTAGGTACATTTTTCTAAAATTATGAATTGGAAAGATCAAGCAATTAAATATGCAAAAGAAATATCACCAGAAGAATCTTGTGGATTAGTGGCAATCATTAAAGGCAAAGAAACATTTTGGCCTTGTAAAAATTTGGCAGAGGGTAAATTTGAATACTTTATTATTGACCCTGATGATTGGGCTGAATGTGAAGATATGGGCGAAATAATAGGAATATTTCATTCACACCCTGTTGGCCCATCAACGCCAAGTGAAAATGATAAAGCAAGTTGTGAATTTTTAAATGTTCCTTACTATATTTACAGTATTGAAAATAACGACTGGTCGCATTTCAAACCAAGTGGATATAAACCACCGTCTTTGATTGGAAGAGGTTTTATATGGGGTAAACATGACTGCTGGTCAATCATAAGTGATTGGTATTTAGAAACAAAAAATATTAAATTAAAAGAGTGGAAAAGACCAAAAAAGATTAAAGACTTTCTTGATAATCCATTATTTGAAAAAGGCTTACCAATTACAGGTTTTAAAAAACAACCGACAAATGATGACATACAAGTTGGTGATGTATTGCTATTTGAATCTGTTACAAAAAACCTAGATCATGTCGCTGTTTACATTGGCGATATGATGATATTAAATCATAATATAAAAGGTTTAAGCTGTAGAGAACCTTTTGATTTAAGGTATCAGCAATCTCTAAGAGGAGTTTATCGGTATGAAGCTTAATAAAATAAAAGTTTACGGTAAATTAAGACAAGATTTAGGCTGTTCATATTTTGAGGCTGCTGTAAGTAGCCCAGTTGAGGCATTTAGATTTCTGACAGCTAATTTTCCAGATTTAGAAAAATACATGAGTTGCCAATATTACAAGGTAAAAATGAATGGTAATGATTTGACGGAGGAAGAACTTACTTTAAAAAGTGAGGGTGTAATTCAAATAATACCAGTAGCTACAGGCTCACTTCCTGTTGTTCTTGGTGCTGGTGCTTTATTTGCTGGGAGTGCCGTTGCCGCTGGTACTACATTTTTAGGGGCAGGCTTTTTAGCAACAGCAGCTTCAGCAGCTTTAAAAAGTATTGGAACAAGTATGCTTATAGGTGGAGTAACTCAAATGTTAACGCCGACACCAAATATTACACAACCCACATCTTCAGCTTCTACTGGCATGAATAGAAGTGATGCGACATTAGAAGATAGTAATTACAACTTTAGTGGCATAACAAACGTGTCTAGGGCTGGTGTTACATTGCCTGTCATTTATGGTGAAGTTTTTGTTGGAAGTGTTCTTGTAAGTAATGGAGTTGACACCGCACAATTAAGAAATGTGAGGGCAATTACAAGCAACTAATTATGGCAGTAAGAGTACAACGAACTTATATAGGAAGTGGCTGGAGTGGTTATCAAACCAATACAGGTTTTATTGGAAAAAACCATTCTGACTTTGATAAAACACTTTCAAGTAAACAGTTCTCAACTGTAATTGATGTTTTGTCTGAGGGAGAAATAGAGGGGTCTGCAACTGCCTCAAAAGCTGGCATCACAAATAAATCTTCAAATCGTTATATAAATGCTTTTCTAAAGGACATTTATTTAGATGACACACAAATTTATCAACAGGCGGCACCAGATGAGAATGTAAGACCTAGATCAAGCAGACTAAATTATAAAAGTATAGATTTTGAGGCCAGATATGGTACAAGCAACCAATCTGCTATGACAGGAGTAAATACGATTGAAACTGAAACACCTGTAGGAGTGAATGTCACATTCGGAAATCCTGTTACTAGACAAATTAATAATGATACTATAGATGCCGTTAGGGTGACTGTTGGTTTTCCACAGTTAAAACATATTAAAGACAATGGAGATGTTGATGGTGAACTTGTTGATATTGATGTGCAACTTATTCAAAATGATGGCACCACAACCACAGAAATAGCAGATACAGTTATTGGAAAATCTAATGATGCTTATTTTAGAGACTATATTATTGACTTGCCAAACAATACTTCTTTCCCCATACAAATTAAGGTCATAAGAGGAAAGGCTGACTCAACCGATCCATTTATCATAGATGCTTTCCAATTTACATCAATTACTGAAATAACCCGTCAGAAACAAAGATATTTAGATGTTGCACATACAAAACTAAGATTTGACTCATCTATTGCGTCAACAATCCCTACAAGAAAATATTTGATTAGAGGCATAAAAGTTAAAATACCTCATAATGCGACAGTCGATATAAGTGACGGAAGCATAACTTATACAGGAACTTTTAATGGAACTTTTAAAACAAATAAAGAATGGACAAGCGATCCAGCATGGATTTTATATGACATTTTAACTAATACAAGATATGGTGCTGGTATTGATGAGTCTTCAATAGATCAATTTGCTTTTTATTCTACCTCTGTTTATAACAACGAAAAAATAAGTGATGGTCTTGGTGGACAAGAGCCACGTTTTACTTGCAATGTAAATTTAAACAATTCCTCTGAAGCGTATGATCTGATAAATGATTTATGCACTGTTATGAGAGTAATGCCTTTTTATTCTGCTGGCTCCATAACAATTTCTCAGGACAGACCATCAGATCCAACTTATCAATTTACTCTTGCAAATGTAACAGAAAGCGGATTTACTTATGCTGGATCAAGTCAAAAGACTAGGCATACGGTTTTTAATATTGCATATTTTAATATGGATACACAAACCATAGATTATGAAACTACGGAGGATACAGCTGCAAATATAGCCAAATTAGGGAGTGTTGTAAAAAATGTCAGAGCATTTGCCTGTACCTCAAGAGGGCAAGCTTCAAGGCTTGGTAAATGGTTTTTATATAATGAACAAAATGAAACAGAGACTTGCACTTTCACTTGCACAGCAGAGGCTGGTGTTTTAGTTAGATGCGGGCAAATTATACAAGTAAGTGACCCTGTAAGAATACCTTTAAGAAGAGGTGGACTTGTAAAAACTGCAAATGCAAGTGTAATACAAGTTGATGACTCTGCAAATACTGACTTAGATAATAGTAATAATCCAAAATTGTCAGTAATTTTACCAGACGGAACTTTAGAAACAAGATCAATTATTGCAATAAATTCAGATGAGATCACTGTATCACCAGCATTTAGCCAAGCACCACAAAGTAACACTGTCTGGGTTTTAGAAAATGATACGATTCAACCCTCTGTGTGGAGAGTTATATCTATCAAAGAAAATGATGGCTTGACATATACAATCACTGCATTAAGTCATAACACAAGTAAATATAATTTCATAGAGGATGGTGCTACTTTACAGCAAAGAACTATATCTGTTTTAAATGAAATAAAAGCTGCTCCCATTGGGTTGTCTGCACAAGAACAAATCGTTCTTATAAATAACAAAGCAGTAAGCAAATTAACTTTTTCTTGGCAGCCTGTTAAAGGTGTAAATCAATATCGGATTGTTTATAGATACAATAATGGTAATTCAGAAACCCGTGATACACAAAGCACCACTTTTGATATTTTTAACAGTAATGTAGGAACTTATGAAGCAAGAGTTTTTAGTTTAAATGCTATTGGAGAAGTTTCTGTCAGTCCATCTGTTTTAACATTTTCAGCAGTTGGAAAAACAGCAGTTCCAGCGAATGTTCAAAATCTAAGAATGGAGCCAATAAGCCCAAAATTAGTAAGATTAAGATGGGATCAAAGCACAGAAACAGATGTTCTTCATGGCGGTTTTTGTAGGATCAGACATTCTCCTAAAACTGACGGAACTGGAACGTTTCAAAATGCGACTGACATTGATAAACTTGCTGGAAATAGTACGCAAATAATTGTCCCATATATTGAGGGAGAATATTTAGTTCGCTTTGTTGATGACGGTGGAAGATTAAGTGCAAGTTCAGCATCAATAATTTTAGATTTACCAGACCCATTAGGTGCATTAATAGCACAAACCAGACGAGAAGATAATGACTCACCAAAATTTCAAGGTGCAAAAACTAATGTTACATTTGACTCATCTACAAACTCTATAAAGCTTACAAATCCCACAGCAAATGCGACAGGAGAATATGCTTTTAATGAAGTTCTTGATTTAGGTGCTGTATTTAGTCTTGATTTAAAACGTCACATTTTATCTCAAGGATTTTATTCTGGTAATTTATTTGATTCAAGAACGGCCTTAATTGATACATGGACAGATTTTGACGGAAGCCAAGCAACTGCTGTTAATGCTGAACTACTTGTAGCCGTAACACAAGACAATCCCTCGTCTGGATCACCAACATTTACAGCTTTTCAAACATTTGTAAATGGAACTTATAAGGGTAGAGGATTTAAATTTAAAGTTAAATTAACTGCAAGTGACCCAGCCCAAAACATCCACGTTACTGAATTAGGTTATACTGCCACATTCCAAAGAAGAACAGAACAAAGTGCAACAGCTATTGCATCAGGATCTGGCGTTAAAAACGTAACATTTACAAATCCATTTTTTACTGGCACTTCTGCTTTACTAGGAGCAAACAGTAACCTACCATCAATAGGAATTACAGCGACTGACAATATTACTAGCGGTGATTATTTTCAACTCACAAATATTTCCTCAACAGGGTTTTCAGTGCATTTCAAAGACTCATCAAATGCAAGTATAAATAGAAATTTTAACTTTTCTGCGGTAGGATTTGGGAAAGGTAATTAATTAATGGCAAGAACAGATACAACAGGCGGTAATGGGTATGTCATAGATAATGGCACAGGAGCGCAAGTCCGCACAAAATTAAATCAAATTACAGCAGCAATAAATTCTTTAAATAGTGGTTCGGGCGATCCTTCAATAAATACAGCTTTTCAACCTCATATTGATACATCTACAAATCTTTTGCGCATAAGAAACGGTGCTAATAATGCTTATGTGACTCTGGGAAATATAAGTCAAGAAAACTTTGGTCATGCGGCTCTTACAGGAGCAACATTTACAGGTACTGTAATACATAATTACACTGGAGCTTTGAGGCTGCCATCAGGAACAACGGCTCAGAGGCCATCAAGTCCTATTGCTGGAGATATTAGATTTAACTCAACAACGACTGAAGCTGAGATATTTAATGGTAGTATTTTCACAGCAGTTGCTGGCGGGGCGGGGGCAACTGGCGGTGGAAACGACCAATGGGTATTTGAAAACGATCAAACAGTGACAACAAATTATCAAATCACTGCAAATAAAAATGCTCACTCAGTATCACCAACAATTAATTCTGGTGTGACTATTACTGTGCCATCTGGTGCAATCCTTGTTATTCTTTAATTATGGCTTTAACATTAAACGGTTCTACAGGCATTTCTGGGGTTGACGGTTCATCTTCCGCACCCTCAGTTGTAGGTTCTGACTCAAACAC